CAGGTAAGACGTTAGATTGTTGTTGTTGTCTGTCCTTAAAATCTTTATCAGATTCATCTGGATATTGTTCATTTTCTGGCATAATATACTCCTGTTATTTTTTATAAACTTTTTCTGCTCCAGCTATACCGAAGCTTCCTAATGTTACCCAGACAAATGAATTATATACATTGTCATTGATAACCAAATCTTGTCCCATCAATCCTGTCACTAAATCAACAATACCAAACATAACCATAATAGCAAAGGAAATAAATCCAATGATTGCTTTTTCGTTATATTCGTTTTCGTCTTTAAATATTTTCCACATAATTTTTCCTTATAGGTTTCGGAGTGGGAATTAACCCACTCCATAGTACCTAATTAACTATTACTGGTCAGCAAATACTACTGCAGTATTTGTAGCAGACACAACGTGTCCGTTTAAATACCACTGAGTACCATTGCAAACAAATTTAACTAAAGTACCGCCGATTGGTGTTAAAACACTAACCTTTGAATTACTATTGCCATCTGAGTCTACAGTTGCTGTTAGTTCACCGTCACTGTCACTGTGTACTAAACCACCGATAAAGTAGTTAGTATCAGAACCAGTGTCAAACTGCCAGTCTTGAGCGTCAGCTGCAGTACCACCATACCAGAACTCGTAACTTAATCCGATTTCTTCTGCTGGTAAGCTAATTACACAGTCTGCAGTCAAATCAGGTAAAACGTGAATTTTTCCTGAGTCTGCTGCTAAAAGAGTGTAAGTAGCTGCATCTGGAACAAGCACAACATTTCTGTTAGCTGAACCATATTTGCCGCTGTTTGGGTTTATACTATCTGTTTTCATCTTATAATCCCTCCACATTGTATAGAGCGTGAGATTCTGGTAATGTGATTTCAAGACCTGCTTCTGTAAGAATCATATCTTTTCTCAAATCTTCATCTGCACTTTGTACATTTGTCATAATTTGAGTATCACGATTTAAACCATTACCTACTAACGGTCTGTATGCTAACTGACTCATATCAGCCATCATCATCATTCCGCTTGCAACACCTCTAAAGAGTGGTTGTTTAACTAAGAACATACTTCCGTGAACAGTGTTAATTTCCATTAACTTGTGTCCGAAAGCACCGTCTACGTTATCCATATTTACTCTGTAAGGCATATTTGCAGCTGAACCTGCTGATGCATCGATAAACGCACCGTCGCCCATTTTATTGAAATATGAAATAATAGGTAAAGAAGCCATAACAAGTTTTTCACTTGCTCCGCCTCTTGCTGGGTCAAATATAACCTCTAAGTCTGATAGCAATCTATCGTATGTTAACTCAGCAGTAGTACAACTTCTGTAATATCCTTTTCCTGAAGAATAAGATAATGCAGAGTCGTCTGTTACTGGAGTTACATTCTTTAGAATGTTTCCTACAAGACCTTCAGTATACTGAACGCCATTAACGCGAGCTTTTTGACCGAAAAGCATAGCTCTTTCAATGTCAATTTTATGTTCACGTAATTTTTGAGCCCAAATTCTATCGAACTCATTAGCATACCCGCGATGACGAGTTGCTATTGCTGTGTTTGTTAATTCACACGCTGTTTTAAAGATTTGTGTATAACCAAATCCATCATCTAGACTGTCTGAAAATGTGTCTGGTGACGCAGTTCCTTCTTCAAATGATGTACCAATTACTTGACACGCATCATTGTCTGAAAGAATATTGTAGCCACTTGTTGTCACACTTGAAAGCTCAATGATTCTACCTTGGAAGGTAGTATCAGCTGAGTTTTGGACAGGCCCAGATTCTACTCTTACTAATACCTGTGAGTATCCTGCAGTTGAGTCTAAGACTCCTACTGCAAAGACCATTCCTTTTGTAAGCCAACCGATTGCTGCTCCAGCACCATCGTCAACTTGGAATGCATATACTGTATTAGCAGAGACTGCTGAACCTCCATTTACGTCTGCGTCTAAACTAAAGTTTCTGTTAGTATGATTGATTTGAGTTCTGTTTTCAAGAAATCTGAAAACATTGTCATCAGTCGCAACTTTAGAAACATTAGCCAAGTAGGTGAAAAAAGGTGATTCTTCTGGAGTAAGTTCTGCAACTCTATCAGAGAAATCATACAATTTTCTTTGGTCCGGAGCTTGTCCGTAACCAGCACTTGTAGCAGCAGCTGTAATGTTGGAAGCTTTTAGTATTCCGCTATTTATAGCCATTTTAGTCTCCTAACTATTAATGTATTATTTAGCTAGTCTACCGCCGCGTCCTGCATTCATAATTCTATCCCAAACCTTGTCTCCTTCAGATTTTGAAGGCTGTTCGCCTCCCTGAAGAACTCCTGCTGGTTTAGGGACTGATTTAGCAGCTTGCACAGCTTCTTTGTTTTCATTTCGTTTGGCGCTTCCACCTTTGCCTTCTTTCCATACCTTTATTAAAGTTTCGATGGGTAAGTTAGCTTTTGGTGTTGTTGCAAACTGTAAAAACTCTTGAGCCTCATTTGTCTCTAAGTTGTGATTGCTTACTAATTCGTTTTTTAAATTACTCATTGCCATATCGGTTTTTAGCCTAGCTAGTTCGTTATCTACTGTTTCGTGTACAAGCTTTTTCTCTTGTCCTACTCTAAATTTGTAAGACTCTGAGTCTGGCTTGTAATAGGCGTCCCAAGGGTCAAAACTTTCCGGAGTTGTACTTGATTCCGTATTTTCGCCCTCAATAGATTCTCCTGCAAGCTTTTTTTCAATAGTATCGACTAAGTCTGGTCTAGAATTTAAAGTATCTCTTAATTGAATTAAGTCCTGAGACTCGCTTCTTAGATTCTCGTGTTCTGCCGTTTTTTTGTCATACATTGATTGAAACTTTTTAGCTTCTGTTTCCCAATTCACTTCTTCTGATGCTTCCACACCTTCTTCAACGGTATCTTCTTGTGATGTAACTGTTTCTTCCACCACAGACTCTACTATTGGGTCTTGCTTTTCAACCTTTTGTTCTTCTTGTTCTTTTGCCATTTGTTTTTTTCTCCTTCCGATTTAGCTTTTACGCTCTGAACCAGAGTTGTTTTTCTTTTCGGCCTCCAAAGATTGAGCCATTTGGTCTGCCAAATTTCCTAACTGCATTACCTTTTCTTTTTCTTTTACTTTAGAGGATGCGTTAAATTCCTTTAAGTCGCTTTTAAACTTCTCAACCTCTGTACGTTTTCTTGCGCTAACGCCTTCACGTTCAGATGTTTGTAAGTCTCCACTTAGTTTCTTTACTTGATTTTCAAGTTGTGATATGTAGTTTTGCATTTGTGCCATTTGTCCTTTTCTTTGAAGAACACCTTCTTTGTCAAAGATTTCGCTTTTCTTTAAAACCTCGACGTCATCTACCAGACCTAATTTATAAGCATCAAGATACATATTGTATTCAGCTACCTTATTGCTTGGTAAAGTTGAACCTGATATTATGCGAATGTCGTGCTGTCCGATAGTTATATCGTTTTCAACAGCGGCAATCGCCTGTGATTTATCATCATACAATTTCATATTAACAGAAAATTCTGTTAAATCGTTGTTTGGTTGTACAATTCTAAAAGTTTTTTGGAATTTATAGTGGTCTTTAGCTAAGTTATATATTACCTGACCTGTTTGAGCTAAAGAAGCTTCAATGTCTCTTAGCTTAGATTTTCCTCTAGACTCTCCCATTTCAGAAAGAAGCATTGTTCCTCTTACTGATTCAGGAGCTTGGTCTTTAAATCCCTGTAATAACTCTGGAATACCAAAGTTTAAATCTATATATTTTTCTACCCTATCTATTAGATAATAAAATTCGCTTGTTAAAGGAGCGGGTTGAGGATAGTGAGGCTCTCCAAATTCAGGGTTATATTCAATAACGGCATTTGGATTAGCCCAGTCTTTTTCTAATTGACTTACACTGTCTACGCTTCCTTCTGGAATTAAAAGTTTTAAACCAGCAGCTGATTGAGCGTGAGATAAGGTTAAAGAGAATAGCTTATTTAAAAGCCTTTGAGAGTCTTTAACCTTATTCACATCCGACTTTGGATAGGGAGTATTAGTCCAAATGTTTGTAAAAGGAACAATTGGATAAATGTCGGTATTAAGAACTCGCTCATATAATAGTACATCTCCTATGCTGGTACACTGCATAATTCTTGTTTGAAATACTTCTTCTATTTCTACTGCCCCAGAAGCAATTGCTTGAACGTTTTGCTCTTCTTGTAACATTTCAGCATAAATTTGAGCATTAATTATTTTTTCTTCTCCACTAGAAGTATTGAATAGCCTATAAAAAGGAACTCTTGTTTTATAAAATCTGTCTAATATTTGATATTTTTGATTTACATTGTAATCTAAATGTTTTGCTTCTGCTGGAGTAAGAATATTTTGAGAATTTTTTAGGTTTGAAGAAGGATAGTCTTCTCCATATAGTGAGCTTTCACTTACATCTATATCGTCTATAGA